GTTCGCCTTGTCCATTGAGTCTAAAAGTAGCAAACCCCAATAAGCCACTTTCTTTAGTCCGACTCTCGATCTGGCGGAGTGTCCCTACTACATCGAGTCCTGTGCGCGCCTTAACCTCGCAGTCGAACGGGACATTGAGTATGTCACGCCCAGAACCTCGACCTACCGAAGCGCCTTCCCACCAGCGCCTCAGATACTCTGCAACTACTCGCTCTGTGCGAAAGCCACGATGTTTTCTACTTTGAGACATTAACTTCCAGCGTTACTGCGTGGCAGTCAGGGCATGACCATGTAAAGCCGGCAGATAAAGATCCGCCAGTAATTACGATCTCTGATACATCGAACTCTCGGTTGCATAGACAGCATCGAGTAGTAATCCCAGAGGCTTTAACGCTATCTCGGATCTTCTTGTAGTGTTCAATTACATCGACATCTGGGAATGACTCCCATTCGCCGTCTTGGTTCATGAATTGAAGGCTGCTCATTAGCCGCGCCCCTTCTGCTTTACCCACTTGCCGTCTTTGTTGATCTCAAGCCACACAGGTTCACACTTTTCCAAGAAGCCACCTGCTGGGTTCTGACATGAGAACTGCGCCCAAGGTTGGTTATTCTTCTTAGATACGCCTTCTCTGTACTTCATAACTCCATGAGTACATGAGGGAATATCATCATCAACTTTAGATCCGCCCAATACTTCTTGCACTAGGGCAACTGCTTCACTAGCTGATGGCGCTGGTGAAACCGCTTTCGTACTCCACACATCGTCCTCGACCGGCATTGTGATTTTGTCTGCTAACTTCTCGGCAAACGGTTTAGGCTCTGCCGCCTTAACTTTAGCCATCTCCTCGCGGCTAGGTCTCTTTCCTTTGCTTGCATAGCCAGCATTGGCAAGAGCGCGACCGATCGCAGAAGTCTCGCAGTTCTCAAGAGCGCTCGTACTATTGACTCCTCTAGTCGATACGGTTTCCTCTGCAAAGCCCGTACTCCAAGGCTGTGCATCAACCTCAGTTCGATAGATAGCAGCCTGAACAATAAAGCGCTGCAAAGTGTGTTCAATAATCTGAGTAGATATTCTGCCATCAGGATAATCCTTCCAGAACTTAGTTAAGCGATCCTCAACCGTTTCATAATCTTCTAGATTAAACATAGAGATCATTCTCCTCTGTGTGCAGTTGACCAGCAATAGCAACATAGGCTGCAAGATCAATGTAAGTGTCAGTCTTTGCAGTCTCCATGCTTCGCGCTATTTTAACGAGCGCCATGCACATTGCGACTTGATAGTCAGTAACCGGCATCTCCAGATAACTCGACCAGAGGGCAGCCGTTCTTGCCATATTGTCACTTGGGTGACCGTAGTCCATGCCTCGGTCTTGGATAGTTGCTCTTGCTTCAACAAGGTAGTCTTTTGCATTCATCGTCCCACCTGCTCTAACTGACGAGCGATCTTACGAGCTGCGATCCGACCCTTAATCTTGCCATGCTCGAAGCCTTTGCCATAACCAAAGCCAAAGCCAATTAACATGCCAACTGCTATAGATAGAGTAATTGCTATATCTGCGTTCATTTACTGCCCTTCTAGTGCGCCCTTCGCACCTTCTTGGCATAAGTGTTGCATAAATATCTGACTATCTGACGGTGTGTTGATAACGAAACGGTAACAATTCTCCATCGTCCATAGCATCGTCGATCGTGCGCCTTATGTCGTTATCGAGATCGTCCATAGCGCCGCCCGGCAACCACGAAAGTGCCGTCCTTTTCTAAGTTAATAAGTGTGACTTGGCTATCTTCAACGATAATAAAGGCTTGCTGCCAATTCATAGTTCCCTTAGTATATGAAGCCTTGCGAATATCCATAAGATGCCCGCCTTCTACGCCACGCAGGATACGCCCTATTTTGCCTCCAGAAGCCTCTGTGAAGGCCGATACGCCCGCTCTGTGAGTGTGACCGCAGACAACGCTTAAACCATGCCTACGAGCCGCTCCAAGGGCTGTGAGACCCGCATTAGGGTTAATGCCCTGCTCATCTCCATGGACTGCTACCCAGCCCTTAGCGAAGGCATAAGGCTTCTTGTGATAGGTGATGCCCAGTTCGTCTAAACGCATGAACCGCTCAAAGCGTAACTCGGGCAAAGCCAAGAACGCAGGGATCTTCTTCATGATGACGTTGTAGAGCCGATCCGTATGATTACTACGAATCATATGCGCAGACTTGGCATGTTCAGTCAAAGACCAAAGAACCTCAACTGCTTGGTCTCGATCCTCAGCTAGTGTCTGCTCGTACCAGCCCGGTGTGCCATCTGACCATCGACTGATCTGTGGCAAGTCGATTTCATCTCCGAGTGTAATAACGCTATCTGGACGGTATGCCTTAATAAAAGATGCGACATTCCTAACAGCAACTTCATCGTGATAGGGAACTTGTAGATCGGGAACGATTACAGTTCTTTTCATTCTTAATCCTCGTCATCGTCATCGTCATAAGGGATACGGTCGGGAAGTTGTGGCAGCCAGTTAGGTGCAGGAAGGATCGTTGCCGGGTAAGTTGCAGGTTCTAGCAAGATGCAAAGCGCAGTCTCAACATCGAACCCTGCTCGTCTAAGCGATTTATAGTATTCATTTAGCCCGATGCAGTACTGATCCAGCATAGAGTAAGCCTCTAGGTCAATAGCCTTCTTGCGCGCCATGGTCTTATTGTGACTTATCGCATAAGATTTCGTAGATTTTATCCACGCGTGTCTCTAAACGATTTACAGCATCTTTCATAGATGAGCCGCTATTTGGTTTCAATTCCGCTAAATAGTGACGAACCAAGAAACTGAGCATCGCAGTAACACCACCCAGAACCGTCACGATCGCTACTGCAATAGCAGCGTAGTCCTGTGCGCTCATCGTTTAGGCGTGGCATAGCCAAAGACACCAGCAAGAACAGCCCAAAGAATTGAGCGGTAATCTGCTGCAAAGTTAGATGCAGCCCAAGCAGATAAAAACGCACCTGCTGTCAAGATGTAAGGGTTTTTCATATTCATAGAGATCCTCCTAAAGTCGGGATATTAAAGAACGAACCGTCTTGATCACCCTTGACGCTAAACGAGATGTGGAGATGATGCCGATGCTTGTTAACCCCAGTATAAGTTCGCCAGCGCCAAGCGCTTTTGGCGCTTGCAATTTTGCCGTCAAAGATGAGATACGAGATGCGCTTATCAGACTTTGCCAAGAGACGAAGTTGATCCGCCACATCGGGCATGAGGTCGGGCTTAGGTCTGCCGGATAGATCGCGGTCAACGTCAATGGCACGAACCCAGCCTTGCTCATCTGGATTATGGTCAGACTTACGAGCTGAGTGCCGACTATCACCGATCCAGCCGTCCGAGGTACGGTCACGATCGCCGAAGCAGTCATCGAACTGTTCACGGAGTTGTTGTCCAGCCTTGCATAATTTAGGCTTCATCTCTTCGCCTCTTAGCCTCTAATTCACAACCTTGACAATTCCATTTGAACTGATCGTTTAAAAATAATTCTTTGTGACCACATTCAGGGCGTGGGCTAATAAAAGCATCTGCTTCAGGATCGTATTGCCAACCAATGCCGGCGAAGTTAAATCTAATTGAACCGCTGAATGAAGTGCGAACACACTTTTGACGTCTAAAATTACCGTACCAAGTCTCAGGATCTAAACCCTCAATTAGTTCGGTTTCGTCAATGCCGACAATTACTTCAGTAACGATATTGTTATCATCTAAGAATGCGTAATGTGCCATTATACCCAACTCACATTCCCAGTACCCGCAGTAATGGTTGTTACTTTGTAACCACCGCTAGGTGCAGGAGTCGAACCAGTTAAACCGCCGCCAATAGTTATCGTGTAAGTATCTGGATATTTGAGAATAACGATACCTGAACCGCCATTTCCAGATGAATAAGTGCCTGAACCTTCTCCACGACCACCGCCGCCGCCACCACGGTTAGCAGTTCCAGCAGTAGCATTTGCAAGACCTTTAGAACCTGCACCACCGCCATAAGATGCTGAACCAGCAGTACCACTTCCAGCAGAACCTAATCCACCACCGCCGCCACCAGCGTAGGCAACTGATGAACCGCTGATAGATGAATTAACACCAACACCACCAGCACCACCGTTTTGGCTTGTTGTATTGCTACCAACGGCTCCTGCTCCGCCGCCACCGCCGCCTGCGGCTTGTGAAGGGCCATAATCAAAGCCAGTGCCGCCGTTATATCCTTCACCAGAAGTTCCTGTACCAATTCCATAAGCGTAAGAACCGCCACCGCCAGAACCACCATTAGATGCTGCGCCTGACTGACCTGCACCACCGCCACCACCTGTGGCTGTTATTGTGCTAAATACTGAGTTGGAACCAGCGCCACCACCTGCGCTGGAAGTAACACCTGCTCCGCCACCGCCAACGGTTACTGTGTAATTTGTCGAAATGCTTCTAGTAATGGATGAAGTTAAAAGACCACCAGCACCACCGCCGCCGGCGAAGTTTCCGCCGCCCGCGCCTCCGCCTGCTACTACTAGGTATTCAACGGATAACGGGGCAACTGAAGGAGATAAGCACCCGATAACTTGATTAGCGATCATTAGGCTATTGCACCTACGACGTACCAAGTATCTGTTGCAGTCTTGATTAGAGCTGCTGATTTGTATTGCGCAAGGGTTGGAGCCGCTGCAGTTGCACCGGCTGAAAGAACTGTAGTTGTGCCTGAAGTCACCGCTGAAATAGTGCAAACACCAGCGCCAATATTGAGAACGGTAATGACCGTACCGACTGGATGAGCCACGTTAGCGTTAGTCGGGATCTTGATCGCGCTTGCTGAGGCGTTACTCTGGGTGATTAAAGTTTGATATGAGTCACCGATAACGGTCGTGTAAGTAGTGCCTGTCTGCGCGTTGAGCGTGAACGCTACCAACCCGTTATACATAGCCGCGCTTAGGACATCACCTGTAGCTGCTGGAAAGCCTGTTGCCATTATATTCTCCTAATACGCCATTATGTTAGTGCCGATTATACCTGATACTGCGCTTCCGATGATGAAGCCCTCGACTATAGGTTCGAGAGTTGTAACAGTGCAGGACATGGCATTTGGCGTGATGTTCCATGAGAGTCCCTGCGCCTGTAAAGTCTTAACGATAGTTGAGCCGTCTGGCTGAACATTTGTGATCTTTAAGTTTGAGAAGTAGTCCAAATCCAGCATTGTTGCAGTTGGTACATCTGGATCTAGTAGATCGACCGTCAT